CTATGATGATTCTTATTTCCTTCAACCATCTAATCACAAAATCTCGTTAGACCGCAGTAAGTATTAAAACTTAATTCTAATACTCAGAAATCCTATTGACCACTAAATACCACAAGTTCAAACAGTACTTTTGTATCAGCCTTCAGTATTAGCTAGTATTTTTACTTCAGACGACCGTCCCCTTTCACTAAGACCAACTTTACGTTAATGTTAGATAAAGTTTTCATAAAAACCTATGAATAATACCTGGTGTATCCCATACATTAAACGGTGATATTACGCAATTATAATAGAATATTTTCACTAATCTGATTTCACGAGTCGAAGCAGTATTCAGAAAGGAGTTACTTCCTTGCCTTAATGGGAGGGCATCCTGTACACGCAAACAGTTTTGATAAAATAAAAATATATAAAGTTTTTATAGATATAGATGTTTAAAATTGTATTTTTGGTTAGCTTATAGCCCTGCTCGCGCAGTTATTAGCGTTTTCCTTCGCTATGTAAAATTTAAAATAAAACACATAATATATTAAAATAAATAAAATAAAATAAAATAAAATAAAATAAAATAAACATTTATAAAATTGTCAACGTATTGGCGACTGGAGCTCCAACGCCATAGTCATCTGGATAAGGACTAGTAATCACAACGCCAAGAGCATCACGATATGAATTAACAGCAACTTGAGGAATATTAAAGATAGTACCAAATCTGGCTTCATCACTTAATGACATAAATACATCAAATTCAATCAACCCATCAAAAACAGTAGTTTCAGGAATATTATAGTAAATTACTAACGAACCTAAATCCGTTACTTCAGATACTTCAAGCTCATTTTCAGCGTTTGCTCCTGTTTTTGATAAAATAGAATTTAATCTCGATGAGAATGGTATAGAGAATTCTGCTGTTTTACTTACTCCATTAACATAATGGATTGGTAAACGCGTGCAATTTCTTAATTGATAAGGGTCACTTCTACTGTTATAAGCGAGTGGATCATTTTGTGCTCTAAATAATTGATTTCTAAATGTTTTCAACCAATTATCTGGACCAAATGATGCAGTATTCCATACAGGTGGTTGATAAAATACTGACATAGTGTAAGCTATGTCTACGCTTACAGGCATAATTTTGAAATTGAGACCTCCTTTAAACAATCTGTAAAGCATTTGATAATGAGTGAAATTACCTCTATTTGGTTGATAAGGTGATGATGGATCATATGATATTGTTGGATTCAAACCGACATATCCAAAATAATCTGATAATCTGATAACATGAACATCTGCAGCCTGAACTGAAGTGGGATCTCGCAAACGATATCTTTCCATCATTTGGTATTTATTTAGAATATCTTTAACTCCTGGAACATAACATTGAGCCTGAGGCATTCTACGGTGTACACTCACTTGTTTTGGTGTGACAACATCTTGCTGAGCTTCATCTGTATCAACAACAGGTGTAATTAAAGGTTGAGCAGATTCAGATGATTGAGCAGCGACTCTATTAATTTTCACTACTGGTTTTCTTCGATATTTATCAACATCAATAACCTCAATATCACTTTCACATTCTTTTTCTTCTATATATCTAATTTTTCTAAAAGCATTTGGTGTAGCAAGCTGAACTTCAGTGTAAGGGTAAAGATTTTTAGAAGCAGTTAGAGTATCTAAATGAAAATCATCACCACCTGCAATAAAAAGATTGCACGTTATAGATGAAGGGGCACCATTACTCGATACTAAAGGATTGAGAACAGAGATGTTAATCATACCCATAGTATCATATCTTGAAGGGATGTTGCTTGAGGGAACGTGTAGAGCATGAGTGTTGCTGATGTAATCAACAGTGAAATTTAATTCATTAGATCCTTGGTTTATCTCAAAAGCGATACCATACTGTGATGTATTAATATCTAACAAACCCGATGTATCAGGTGTAAATTGACCATAATTAAACGAAATATACAATTTACAAGTTTGTAAAGATGTAGCAACAACTTGTAATTGATAGTTTAAAGATCCTCGCCAAAATTCGTAAGGAATAGAAATATACGATAACAATGGTAACTTAATTTTAGTTTCATTCTGAATTCTTGTTGGAATTGGATTCATAGGATATGAAGCTACAACTTTTCCTATAGCATCAGAGATGTTAACATTAAATGATCCGAGATACGAAAGTTTCTTGAACAAATAATCAAATGACATTTCATCTTCAGTCGTAGCAAAAGTATCTTGATCAATCGGTGCTATATCAGAGCCTTGCAGAGTTAATTTATCTATTCTTTCTATACCAGTGTTAAAATTCATTGGTTGAGTAGACAGTACTTTATTTGGTTCGCTGGTTTTTGGATCAATAGGCTTATCAAGCCCTAATAATCCTAGTCCAGCGTCAATTACAGTACCGACTATATTACTTGGCATAACAGAATTGGCAATTTTGGCAATACTTTGTAATGGTCCAGGACCAGCAGGTTTGTTTTCTGATGATTGAGCTTTAGCTCTCATATATCTTGTCACTCCGCTAATTCGCGGCATTTTGAATTTATTATTAGAAAACATAGAAAATACACTAACTGAAACAGTATCTGAAGATCCTGTTGATAGTTGAATTGGATTTAAAACAGTTAAATACACGTATCCAAGTGTATTTTCTTGAAATACTGTAGTTATATCTTCTATATTAAGGTATGAATATGGAGAATTATAAGGAATTGTCATTTCAGCATTTGTATTAGCATTAGCAAATAAATAATTAGTTGGATTAATCGAAAGAGCTGCAAAATTATTGACAAGATTAGAATCTATGTATCTTTCATTCGTTAGAGGAACATAGGTAGCCATCAAGCATCCAGATACATTTGGAGCTCCAGCTACTTGAAAGATTAATTTAACAGAACCATTCCAATAGATAAAACTATTAAAAGGGGCAGATGTTAACGCATTGACATCCACTAGATCTTGTGGGACTCTAAGTTTAGCTAATACAGTATGAGATGTTGCTGCAGCAGGCCATAAAACAGATGATATAAAATTTGGTCTTGCAAGCATTTTGTCTAAAGTCCAAGGTTGTTCCCTTATAACTTGGTCTCCATCTTTAAATTCAGAAGGAGCTTTTGTTCTACTAGCGACCGATGTTGTTGGTCGTTGAGATAAAGTAACACCTAATAAATTGGTGTTTTCAAATTGTGATGTTTCTGACTGTGGTTTCGTGTTAATATTTGTATTATTAGTAAGACTATTCATGTTTGTTATTATTTTGAAATTTTACATCTTTCTAGATGCGAAGTTTAACGTCATTCCGGACAATAGTCACGTTAATAAATTAGTTTAACACAAGAAATTCATGATATTCTTGATTTTTATATAAACTTCTCAATTGTTTTTGTGTTAAGGGAATGTATGATATACCTCTATTTTTAGCATAATTAACGACATGTGTTATTTCTTTATCATAAATATCTTCATGCAAATATATTTCCCGCTGGAAATTATTTATTTTCTCTAAAGTTAATTCATTTGATCTTAGTGGATCTGTAATATAATTTAAAGATGATTTTACTGTAACTAATGATAATGGAGCAACAAATTCTCCCAATTTTTGATGAAAATAAAATCCTCGTTTAAGAAAAGAACATTCTGAAATAGGTTTAAAAGGTTTGATGTTAGCCCAATCTAGTCCTTTCTCAGCCGGTGTAAATCCTAATCCTAATTGTTTCATTATTTTAGCAAAATTAACAGGAGTAAAAATATGTTTTATATCATTGGAAACGGCGATAACTAAATCATCGCCATAAACTACATAACTTAGATCCATATGAAAACGACTTACTGATCGAGTTGGTAATAGAATTTTATAAACATATGAAATATACATAATATTAATTAAAGAATTATAGAAAGCTGTCAAAGCTGATCCTGATGGCATACCATGATTTGTAATAAACACTTTCTTCTCACTGATAATAGGAGTACTAATCATCCATTCTAACAATTGATCTAAAATAGATTTTATATCTTTTTCATTATAATTTGTTTTAAATACACTATTAAAGTTCGCACTAGATAAATTGACTTTTGACGCTAATATACGGTTTAACTTTCTTTGAAAAATAGGTAACATAGCTTTATCAAATGATGAATAATCACCATCAAATAAATTATTTTTAGATATTTTATGTAATCTATTTATTATTTTTTCCCAATCATTACTCAGAGGATTAATTCCTATCATTATACCATTAGCAAATTTATCAATCATAACTTTACTCATAATATCTCCAAAGAAATATCTTAATAAAATCGTTTGAGTTAAATCACAAGCTGTAAACACTCTAACTTTTTTAGGTAGTGATTTAGGGTTATTAAGGTCAACTACATCCTTCAATTCATCTTTTCTAGTTAATTTAGCATAATTATCATATTTAAAATTACATGCGGTGACATCATCTAAGAAAGGTATCAAATGATTATTCAGAAATTCTGATGTAATAGTTCCTTCTTCGTAATTAAGACACTCTCTCTTATCTAATGGTATGTTAAACCCTGTTGAGCTATCTGGATCAATCCTATTCAATTGTTCATTTCCTTTGACAACCTCATATTCTGTCAAATTAGAGTTGTCTTCTGGTAAAATTTGATCTATTAAATCAACAGAGAAATTTAAAGCTTTTAAATCAACTTCTCCTGTTTCTTTCATCAATTGATCACTCAACATTTTTAAATCGTGTTGTTCAATTGGAGCTTCAAAAGCGGGTTTTCTCAACGTATCATAAACTCCGTAAATTGGTGATTCCACATACATAGTATTGGTGGGTGTATAATTATTAATTTGTGTTTGATTGTCAACATAAATACCATTTCTTATATCACATTTTAAGATAGTGTTATTATTACGAAGTAAATCATGACAATTTAAAAATTTATTAAGTAATTCGCAATTATTATTGGATAGTGTAGGTGTATTAGAAGTGAATATCTCGTTCACCCTTTTATCTCTATATACATATAAAGGAAAATATTCTAACTTTATACTACCCACTTTATTATCTATTTCATAAAAAATTATGTTATTTTCTTCTTTTAAGGTTAAATATAAAAAATGTTCTTTTTCAATTACGGGTTGTACAAAAACTTGTTTATCTTCAAAATGATTTTTAATTCTCACTAGATCTCTCTGCGAAAATAAACGGCTAACACCTTTGCTAACTAGTTTATCGTCTAATTCACCACTAACTCCGGCCACGTGCATTCCTATTATAGCGTTATCTAATGTTACTAAAATAGAACCACACATACCTTCTCCTTCGTAATCATACATAATTGACGATTCCTCTAGCAAAGATTCGTATCCGTTGATATCATACTCATATTTAACTGTAGAATTTAAATCATTTATATTATCATCTAAATCTATAACGGTTTGACTTGTAGCTAAAAACAATTTAGATGAACTGGGATCAAGAGAAAAATTTATTTTTTTATAATAAAAAGGAGCATTTTTAGGTAATTCCCAAATAGACCAATCTTTCTCATAATCATGATCAACCAGAGATATAAACATAGAGTCGTAAGCTCTCATATTAGTTTTATTATGTGTGGTTAAATATACTTCTTTAGATACACCTAAATTTTTAAATGGATGAAACACAGTTAAAACTTTATTTCTAGATATTAAACAGTTTAGTTTTACATTTCTTTCTTTATTATCATCATCTATAAATTTAAAAGAACAATATATTGTATTTGTGGCATATCTACGTAATTGTGGTATTTCCGGTATAATTTCTGAATTTATATTAATAAATGATTGAGGAAGTATATTTTTAATTTTAAATGGTTTTTTCTTATTTGATTTATAATGTAAAGGTTCTATTTTTGTGTTTTCAACTGATTCTTGTTGCTTTTCTTCATTTGTGTTTTTTATATAGCTATAAAAACCATAACATAGACCCATAGATAGAGATAAGATTAATCCTATCCCTAACATTGTTTCATTCTTACAATCTATTTCACTAGCAACATCTATTAAAGAAGCAATTTGTTCAAACACATATGATAAAACGTAATCCCAACTAGGCATTTTTGCTAATATAGAATCTATAAATTGATTTAAAACTTCAAATGGTTTTGCTTGAGCTTTAGCACTTGGTAGTGGTGCAGGTACATAATTAGACTTAGACATATTTAATTCATGCATAACATTTGATACTTCTATAGCATTTCTAATAAGAGTATCCCATTCTTCCAGGTCAAAATTTCCATATTTCGGTGTTATTGTTGCTTCTGGCATAAATCTTTTAATACCTGGTGTGCTATCATATTTCTCAATTGTAACTGATCCTGTGTAAGATCCTCTATCAAATGATATGTTCGCAAAATTTACTCTAATAATTCGTCGATAAAGAGCTTCTCTATCTGTAATTGTTCCTTTTTCAAATGAAGACGGTATTCCATTAGTTGTTCCAAGTATTAATTGAGATGTAAAATATAGTGCATTTTTCAATTTGGCATCAGCAGCTGGTAAAGCCACTGGCATGGGTGATACTAAATTTATAAACATTGGCCATAATTTATCTCCTACAGCAGAGATATCATCAACGACTAATATATCAGATTGATCATAAGTATCAAAAAATAGTTTAGCATTTGAATCAATATTAGCATAATTATAGATACTCATACCAGCTCTACTGTACATTTGTTTAATTTCAGCCATTAAGGTAGTTTTTCCTGTTCCAGGAGGGCCATCAAAAACAAAAAATGGTGGTTCTGGTCTATTAATATTACTGTTAGCCAACACTTTTTTATGTAATTTACTAAACCTTTCAAAAGTTCCTTTTGAATATGGTGGTAAATCCCTTCGGCATAATTTACAATCTTTTTGTAATTCTTGAGAATCTCGTTCTAATTGTATAATCAAAGTCATTATTTCTTTATTTACCATTTTCTTTGGATCTTTCTTCACAATATTCATTGTGTCTTCTAATTTACTAATCATTCTTTGCAGTTTCGAAAATGGAAATAAGTCTTCTACATTATGTAAAATTTCTATTAGTCTAACAAATACTTTATTTTGAGTTCCAAAAGATTCTAGAATTAAACGAGGTATACTGATGAGAGAACCCATCAAAGAATACAACCAATCTGTGTCGTCCAACAACTTTGCGTTTGTATACAATGGCATTCGTCTAAAAATATTTTGAATATTATCTGGTAAATAGGCTAACATAAAACCTAAAGTTAAAGTCTCAGTAGCTCCATGTCCTGGTATTTCTGGCAGTCCTTGGGCTTTGGCAATAAGAACTTTTTTATCATATATAAATTCTTTACAAGTATCATAACAATTTTTAATTAAACTAACCAATCTAAATGAAAAATCTTGTACAGAATACATTCGAGAGTAGAGCATTGAATATACAAAATCTGTAACACTAGTAAAAATTCTTACTAAATGTATAGTTAAATTTCCAAACTCTATGAATGTGCTAAATGATGTTTTCATAGTTTTAATAAAATTTTGAAATTGGGCATAAGTATCAAACATTCCATATGCTAGTTTACTAAAAATATTAGGTCCAGGATTAGATTCTCCACCACTTAAAATAAATTTTAAGCAGCCTAATAATCCTTTCCAGACATGCAAAGATATAAAATGCATATTATGATTTTGATAATAATGAATTAAAATTAATCTATTTGAAACTTTAATATTTCGAATAAAATTTCTTAAATTTGGGCTCGTTAAAATAAACACTAAATGACTACTAACAAATATAATCAAATCTACTATTTGTAAAGTAGCTAGATCTCGAGCTTCTGAAGTTATAAAAGGAAATCTATATAAACTAAATAAAAATAAGATAATTTGCTCGGATGCTATAAGATCCTCTTGAAAAATCTCACTATAAGTGTTGACAAATAAATTTTTGATGACTTGAATACATTTTTCCGTTGACCAGGATTTAAAATATTTAATAAATAAAATAAT